GTATGTTTTCACAGAATCAAAAAACAGCAGATACTTTTGGAAGAATAATGTTAAAACTAAAACCAATATTTGATGTATTAGGAGATGTTATAGGTTTTGTAGCAGGCATTTTAGAGGGCTTGATAGACATGTTTAATAGTGCTATTAGTTGGCTAGGTAGTCTTATTGGTATAACTAATGATGCAGGGGATTCAATGGCTAATATGGCAGGAGAAGTAGTATCGTTAAGGAATGAGGTAAAGCTAATGAATGCAGAATTAGCCCTTACACAATTAGAGTATCAAAGGGAAGCTGAATTACAAAGACAGTTAAGGGATGACACATCAAGGTCAATAGCTGAAAGAATAGAAGCCAACGAAGAACTAGGAAGAATATTAGCAGAACAAGGAGAGGAAGAAAGGCACATGGCAGAGGAAGCTTTAAGGTTGGCTGAAATGGAGTTGCGATTGGATAGAGATAATATAGATTTACAAGTGGGAGTAATTGAAGCAAAAACAAAATTAGCTGAAATAGATGAAAGGCTTACAAGCCAAAGGTCTGAGCAATTAACAAACTTAAATTCATTAGAACAAGAGAGAGCAGCTCAACAAAAAGAAAGAGCAGAAAAGGTAGCTCAAGAATTAGAAGCTGAAAGAAAAGCCTATGAGGATATTAGAAAAGAAATGACTAAAAATGTTCAAGTAGAAAAGGAAGATTTGAGTTTAAAAGGGCAATTAGAATCAGCAGCTAATGCTTATGCAAAAGCACAGGAACATTTAAACGATTTAAAAGCTGTAGATACAACAGGAAATGAAGCTAGTATAAAAGCATCACAAAAATTGATAGACCAAAAGAAAAAGGAGAATGAGCAATTAATGGAAGATATAAAAAGGATGCAGGAAGAAGATAATGCTAGAATGGAATTTGAAGAAGCACACGAGGGGCAAAAAGCAACAGTATTAGAAATATATGATGAATTATACGCTGGTCTAAGTGATAGGCAAAAAGAGTTTCAGGATAGAATTGGCACAAGAAGAAAAATAGAAGATGCTGAGAGTTTAAAACAATTAGAAAACGCTACTCAAGATTTATTATTCTTAGATGATGATATTAGATACGCTTTACGAGACCAAGCTAGAAAACATTTTGACGAAGATGAACATTTAAGACTTGGAGGAACTATTATTGACCCTGAGGAGGGCGAAAAGGATATAGAGGTTTTAAGAAGTTTCGCAGATGATATTCAAGGTTATTATAACACAATAAGGGAGCAAACTGAACATCAATTTGATGGAGCAATAGAAAGCAATCAGGCTGCAATTGATGAAGCGTTATTATTAATGGAACAAAATCAAGCTAATATAGATAAAAATAATCAAGAAATAGAATCCAAACAGGGTACTCATGAATCTAATTTACTACAAGCTGAATTAGAGTTTGAGGAAACTATGAGGATTTTAAAAGAACAGGCAGCAATAGTAGTAGCAGAATTTAGAAAAACAGACCAGGAAAAAGAAATAGATGCTGTAAAGAAAAAGTATAATGATATAATAGACCAAACTTTAGAGGGTACGGAAGAAAGAGAACAATTAATAAAAGATAGGGATGCTAAAATATTAGAAATAACTACAAGGGATGAAAATGCGTTGCTAGATGTTATTAAAAAGAACCAAGAAGAATTAGCTAATCTTAATAAATCGGCAGAACAGTTAGAAATAGAAGCTGTTAACGCTAAGTACCAGGTAATGCTAGACAAGGCAATAGAGCTAGGAGTTAGTGAAGTAGAGATAGAAAAAATGAAGCAGGAAGAACTTAAAAGAATTCAAGATGAGTATATAGAATTAAGTGAACAAACACAAGCAGAAGCAAATAGAAAAAAAGTAGATGATGCTATGAGTACTATAAATTCTTTAGTGTCAATTGCAGGAAGTGGGGCAAAAAAAGAAGTTACTGAGTTAGAAAAGAAGTTAAATAAAGGATTAATTACTGAAGATGAGTTTAATAAGAAAAAAAATAAAATAGAAAAACAACAAAGAAAGAAAGAAAAGAAAGCAGCATTATTACAAATAGCTATAGATACAGGTAGGCAAATTAGCTCTGCATATACAGCAGCTTTGGCAGCAGCAGCAGCAGCAGGACCAGCAGCCCCTGTACTTACTCCAGGATTAGTGTTACAAATGTTAGCTATTGTATTCGCAGGGGTGGCACAGGCTAAAGGAGCATTAGGAGAAGCTGGAGGAGGTGGTGGTGGTTCTATGGGTGGAGATGGAGGAGGAGGCTCAAAGGGTGGAGGGGCTGATGAAACAGGAGAAGTTCCACAGATTACATTCGGTACAGGCGATTCTGAACAAGCTCCAGTTCAGGCTTATGTTGTAGAAACAGATATAAGTAATGCTCAGGCTTTACAAAGTGAGTTAGATTTACAGTCTAGCTTATAAACAAAAAATTAACTTTTAATATATACTATTACAATGGCAGAAAAAAAAGTAAAAAAAAGATTAGTAGAATTAATCATAGATGAAGAATCAGAAAGATTTGGAGTAGAAGCTATAAGCCTAGTAGAATTTCCTGCGATAGAGGAGAACTGGGTGTTTTTCAGTAAAGACAATTTCCTATCCTTAGCAAAATTAGATGAAGAAAAAAAGACTTTAGTAGGAGCTGTGCTTATTCCTGAGAAAGAAATACCAAGATTTGACCAAGAACTTAACGAAGAATACACAGTTTATTTTAGTAAAGAAACAATTAAAAAGGCACAGGAGCTATTTATGGGTAGTCTAAGAAACAATAATGCTACTTATGAGCATAAAGTACCAATTGAGGGATTAAGTGTTGTAGAAAGCTGGATTAAGGAGGATGAAAAATTTGATAAATCATCACAATTTGGATTTGAGAAAATGCCACTTGGAACGTGGTTCGTGAAAATGAAAGTCAATAATGATGAGGTGTGGGATAAAGTGAAGAACAAAGAAGTAAAAGGATTTAGTATAGAGGGATATTTTACTGACAAATTAATTGAGGCTACTATGCACGATTTCACAAAGAAAAAAAGGTACACTAAAAAGAAAAAGAAATACACTAAAGAAGATATAATAAGCGATGAGGACTTATTAGACAGGATTAGAATGATTATAGCTCAAGATGAAAAAGACCAATTTGAGCTAATGAAAGAATACATTACAAAAAGGGCTTTAGCTAAATATCCTTGGAAACAATGTATCGCTGATATGAAAAAAAAGTATGGAGAAAAATCTGCTGCTAAAATATGTTCAGCTATAAAAAGGGGTACTGTAAAAAGGTAGCCTGTAAACAAATATTAAATTAATTATATATACTTATAAAAATACTATACAATGAAAGACACGTTAGAAAAAATCAAAACTTTATTGTCTATTGATAATAAAGAATCTAAGGAAGTTAAAATGTATGCTGAAATGATATTAGATGATGGCAGGGTAATAGCTACTGAAGATGAACAATTTATGATTGGTTCAGAAGTTTTCGTAGTAAATGATGATGGCGAGGCAAGTCCTTTGTCAGCAGGTTCATATACTATGGAAGATGGAGCAAAAATAACTATTGATGACAATGGGAAAATTCTAGACTTAGGGGAAGAAAAAGAGGCTGAGGAAGTAGAAGCTGAGGATGAGGGAAAAGAAGAAATGGCTGATGCAGAAGATACTGACTGGGCTAAAACTTTTGAAGAAATGAAAGATAGAGTTGCTGCTTTAGAAAAAGAGGTGTTTGGCGATAAAGCTGAAGAAGAAACTGAGGAGCTATCTAAGGAAGAAGAAGTTGTTGAAGAAAACACTGAAGATGAAAAAGTGGAAATGTCTAAAGATATGGTCACTAGCTTAGTAGAAGAAGTAGAACACTTAAAAACTAAGTTATCAGAAATAGAAAATACACCAGGAGCAGAGGGCTTTACTCATAATCCTGAAACTCAAACTAAATCGGACAAAACGAGTTTAGCGAGAATGTCTGCACAAGAAAGAGCAGCATATTACATTAATAATAAATAAATTTTAAAAAATGGCAAATAATAAATATAACTTATCAAAAGAGTATCAGTTTGATGTAACTGTTACTGACAATACTTACGCTGGAAAATTAGCGATGCCTTATGTAACAGCTGCCGTTAAATCTGCGGATACTGTTGCGAAAGGCTATGTAAGAACAATAGATGGCTTAAATAGTAAAGCTGTAATATCTAATCTAGGTATTTCAGACCCTATTCAGGCTGCTAACTGTGATTGGAGTACAGGTTATCCTGGAGCTCCTACGTTAACAGAACAAGTATTAACGCTTACAGATTTAAAAGTGAATGAATCAGTATGTCGTGGCACGATTTTTCCTACATGGATTGGAGAAAATATGGACAGAAATGGAAACCTACCAGGAACATTTGAGGATTTCTTATTATCTACTGTTGCAGGAAAATCAGGAGAGCAACTAGAAGAATTTATTTGGACAGGAGCAGCTCCTTTTGGAACAGGTTTCTTATCAGATGACGGAGTATTTGACCAAAATGGTCTTAACGCTTCTGCTTTAGCAGATTTCCCTCAAGTAACTATGGCAGGTGGAGCAGGTATTGATTCGACTAACGCAGTTTCTTCATTTGGAAAAGTATATGACAGTGCTGCAACAAATTCGCCTGCAATACTATCTAAACCAGGATTAGCTTTTTACTGTAATAATAGAACTTATGGTTTTTACATTCAGCAATTAGCAGGACAAGGAGCATTTACAGTTCATCAAGGTATTAATAATCTAGGACCTGACCAATCTTTCCCACAAGCTACATACTTAGGGATTCCTATTTTGGTTTGTCCAGGTATGCCAGATGATGCTGTTGTATTAACTTACAAAGACAACTTAGTTTTCGGAACTAATTTAGCTACAGAT